AGTGTGCAAGACCTTTGCTGTTGAGATGAGCAGGTGCTAGGCTCGCCGCGCTTTGTGCACAGAGCGGGAGCCTTGGCTGGGCTTGCAGGCGTGTTCTGCGGGTTCGGTGGCCGGGCTGGATGTTGACGCATCCCGCTTCGGCCGCTCCTTTTACTTTGTGCCAGATACTTCTTTGGCGTAAGCCTGACAGGCCTGCAGCGCGATCAGTCCTTGATCGCCTTCGCCGGTGATTCCGATAATTCGTTGAGCATGCGCTGGGTCAAGTTGGGCTCTCGCAGTTCCATAAACCACGCCGCCGGCGCCGGTGGTGGCTTGCACTCCGTCACGACCAACTGAGTCGGTGGCGTCGAGTAGGACTGACAGCCGCAGGTCAGCAGTAGCAAGGCGATCACGCAGGCGTGCTTGTTTGGTTTGTTCATCGGTCAGGGCTCGGTAATGGGCTTGGTCGCTGGCTGCCAACCATTGCTCCAGGGCAATGCGTTTGTCCTGCTCCGCCAGAATCAACGCGGAATTGGCGTTGGCCAGATTGGTAAGCACGGTCTGGTGTGCAGTTTCCTGCGAGGCCAACTTCTGGCCGTAGGCATTGGCTTGCCACTCCCATGCGGCCCAGGCACTGCCTGCCATTAAGCCGAACATCAACAGCAGCGCCCCTCCCCACTTCACCGCTTCAACCTTCACACCAACACCTCCAGCGCCCGGGAATACAACACCTGCCGATCAGCCGCGCCGTTCTGGCCGCCATTGATGCGTTGAGTGATCTTGTCGAACTGCCCCGCGTCGGCCAGTGTGTTGAGTCCCCTAGAAGCCCAGAACCACGCTGCTGACATGCAGGCGTGCTGTGGTTTTTCCAGCAGCTCGGGTTGCTTGATGAGGTCCAGTGCCAGCGCCTCGCTGCACATCATGTAATTGGCCCGGCCGGTGATCTGAATCAGGCCACGGCCGCGATACTTAGAACCGTCGCCCGGCTGGTTGTTGCCCAGATCACTACGTCCCTCGTATCGGGCCTGTGCTTTGGTTGGGCCCCAGATCTCTTTCACATACATGAGCTGGCCTGACTCGTGGCCGATCTGGGCGATGAACGCTGCGATGCGCTTCGGGCCGACGATCTGGTACCGCACCATTGCTGTGTTTAGCAGGGGTGTAAAAACGCCGGCAACTGGGCCGGCGTTCGGGAGGATCTGCAGCAGTTGTTGCCGGGTAATGGTCATGGTTATGTCCTGACGAAAAAGCCCGCACAAGGCGGGCTGGATATGGGCAATGGTGAGTTACAGCTCGATGACCTGCAGGGGGCCTTTTGCCGTCTTGCTTTTGCCTTTGGCCTTGGCTTTGCCTTGCTTGCCGGCATTGCATTCGACGGTGGTGCTCCAGCCGCTTTGGGTGAACACCTGCTCGACCGAGTCCACCAGGTACTCGCCATCTAGCCCGGTCTTGAAGCCTTGTGTGTTGATCATGCGTTCGGCAAACAGGTCGGTACGCCCGGGCATTTCCAGGCGTACTGCAGCAGTGGAGCGGTTGAAGGCTGAGAGCCGGGCCTTGGCCGCCTGTTCGGCTGCGGATTTGTTCGGGTAGATATGTCGATCGGTATGCACTGGCGGCAGGCCGTCCGGGGCTTCGTCGTTGTCCAGGGTGATGATGGCCAACTTGCCGGTCTTCTTGTCCTGGTGCTTGGTGCTGACCGCCTTGTGGGTAGTGCGATCCGCGAGGCGGAATTGCCAGCGGCTGACGTCGCTGCGGGTCAGGGTGATTGCACCCAGTACCTTGCCGCTTGCGCTCTGGCCGGCTTGGCGCTGCAGCACCAGTAACTTGCCATCCGCGACTTTGGCGGTGCAGTCGTATTGCTTGGCCAGCCGAGTGATGAAGTTGAAGTCCGACTCGCTGAGCTGGTCTGCCCGGGGCACCGTTGTGGTCACAGGGCACACAGGTGCCCAGCCGTTACGCGCGGCTACGTCGCTGACGATGCTGGCCAGGCTGACGCTCTCCCAACTGCCGCTGCGTGTGGATTTGCCACTGCCTCGCATGTCGCTGGCCTTGCCCCGGATTACCAGCGTGTCCGGAGGGCCGGAAAGCTCGACCTCGTCCACGGTGTAACGTCCGAGGCGGGTTAACGCAGCGCCACTGTAGCCAAGAAAGATCTCGATACTGGCACCGCGACTTGGCAGCGATACGGCGCTATCACGGTCATCGATGCGCAATTCAAAGTCATCAGACTCCATCCCGGGCTTGTCCGTGGTGCGCAGTAACAGCAAGCGGTCATTGATCAGCTCGGTGATGTCGGCACCGTCAGCGACGATTCTAAAAGTCGGGGTCATGGTCAAGTTCCGGGCAAGAAAATGCCCGCGCGAGGGCGGGCTTAAAAATTGAGCGTTACAGGTCTCGCAAGGCGTTTACCCCCAGAGCATCACCACCTCATCACTCGGCGCCGGCAGATCCGGCAGGTGGATCAACAACCCCGCCCTATACGGCTGCACCTCACCAGCCAGCCCCTGATTGGCATCGAGCACGGCCTCTACGGTACCGTTGAGGTGGCCGTAGTAGTTCTGGCAGATCGTGTCGAGCACGTCGCCACTAGCGGTTCTGCAGGTCGTCGCCATAGCGGACAAACTCCAAGGTAAAGCCCTGTTTGCGCGGGATGCCGCCCTGCAGGAAGGCGCTCTGTTCTTCTTCGATGTTTTTCAGGCACCAGTTGCCCAGGACTTCGCCGTAGCCGGTGGTCAGTCCCAGCGGCTGCAGCTGGCCGCCGATGCTGCGCAGGGTGTCCAGTTGTTTGATGCCGCCCTTGAAGCCCGGGTAGATCGAGCCTTTAAGGGTGATGCGTTCCGCGCCTATGCCGACTGCCTGTTGCGCCGGGCGCCGTGTGAGGCGCTCTTGGGCGGCCCAGCGAAATTCGCTGGAGCGGGTCAGTTCTTCAAACGCTGCAGTGTCCAGGTTGAAGTAGTAAGGCTTCGACTCCGGTTGCAGGGGCTGGATGATCAGCAGGTGCGGGAATGGCTTCACGGCCTCTACGGCCGGGGTCAGGTCGGTGCCAAAGGCTCCGGTCGGGATGATGTTGGCCAGCGACGGACTGATGTTGCCGGCGATGTTGTTGATCGCCGTGGCCGCCCTGCCCGCCTGTTCTTTGAGCACGCCGAGGCGCTCGTCGATTTGTGACACCGCGCGGGAGGCCTGGTTGTAGGTGGCCACCACGCTGCCGACCCGGGACTGGGCAGCATTGATCCCGCGCATCAGGCGCTGCACCTTGGCTCCCACCTCAGGACCAATAAACGGCAAGTCGCCCAGTTCGTTGGCGGCGCCGGTGATTTCGCTGATAGCGCCATTCACCGGACCGAGCATGCCGTCCAGGCTGCGACGTCCGGTTTCGCCGGCGGCAGCCAAGTAGCTCAACCCTGACTGCAGCTGTTCCATGTAGGCCATGTTTGCTCCTTACCCCACATGCGGGGCGTCATAGAGGTTGCGGTTGGACATCTGCTGGCCGATTTGCTCCATCTGCCGCTGCAGGTGTGGCTGGAGTTCCCGGGCCAATGCGGCCGGGTCTTTGACATCGCCTTTGACGGTGACTTGCAGCGGCGCCGAGATGTCGATTTTTTGCTGGATCTTCGGCGGTTCGACATTGAGCACCGGTTCGATTTTCGGTGGCATGGCCAGCGGCCCTGACGGGGTGGTGCTCGAAAATGAGCGCACCACGTCGCCCATGTTGGTGGCCCCGGGCAGACCTCGGGTCAGTCGCGGATCAAATGGCACCGGGGCAAGTGCTGGGATCGATGATTTTTTGTCGTCGGAACCAAACCACGACTTACCCAGTTTTGCGCCAATGGACTCACCGCCCATGCTGCCGAGAATGCCGCCGATAACCCCGCCGATTGCGGTCCCCAACACAGGCACCACCGAACCGATAGCAGCTCCTGCAGCCGCTCCGGCCAAGGCGCCGGCCATATTGCCCGCTGCAGCACCGTAGCCTTCAGCCTTGGCTTCCTGGGTGTCGGCACTCTGGTAGGTGTCCAGAAGACGCATGCCGCCTGCCAACAGGGCAGAACCCGGGATCACTTTGCCGGCTTTGCCAACCAGACTCATTGCCCGTGCTGCGCGACCGGCCGGTACCGGTGGAACAGGCGGCCGTGGAGGATTGGGTGGACGCGGTCCACCACCTGCCCGGCGCCTGCCGTTGCGATTACCCACGCGACTGCGCCGACGGCCACTCCTACTCCCGCCGCCACCGCCATAACCGCCCATGGCCGAGGCGTTGACCACGAACACTTTTTGCGGCCCCGAGTCTTCGCCGTCGCTGTCACCCGCGCTGGCTTCGCGGAACACATCCAGCACCTTGAGCCCGACATCGACGGGGTTTAAGCCCTTGCTCTCACCCTCCTCAGCTTCAGCATCCTTTTTGCCACCCAGGGCCTTGAGCCCGATTTCAGCCAGGGCCAGCACTTTCGAGCCTTTGCTGTCGGGCTTGCTGTCGTCGCCGTCTTCGGCGTTGGTGACAAAGACTTTCTGCACCTCGTTGCGGTCACGACCACCCAGGGCGCCACGGGCGATGTTGATCAGGCCCTTGCCCATCTTGAAAGCGCTGAAGGCGCTGGCCACCAGTCCGATCGCGCCGACTGCCAGGGTGGTGCCGCTGATTACCTTGGGAAACTCCCCGGCCAGTCCGGCAATGCTGTTGCCGATTTTGGTCAGGCCGTCCGCCGCCATGTCCGTCAGCGGGCGCAGGGCATCGCCGATGCGGGTCATTGAGGCTTCCATGCTCGCCGCCGCCGAGCCCCACTTGGCTGCCGAGGTTTCCCGGGCCGAGGCGGCATCCGCTTCGATCTTGGCCTGGCCGTCCGTGTCCTTGATGTCGGACATGTCCTGCTTGATCTTGCTGCCGTATTTGATCTGCGCGAGCAGGCCGGCACTGGCGCTTTTGTCGCTGACAATGGTCGACAGCCCCGCCGCTTCGATCAGCGAGAGCATGGCTTGCTGTTCTTCAGCGCTGCCGTCTTTTGAGGCTTGAATCTTGGCCTTGAGCGCTTCGACACGCTTGGCTTTTTCCGGATCTTTTTTGGCGATCAGTTTTTCACTGAGCATGATAAAGGCTTCGACCGGGTTGGCGGCTTTACCGCTTTTGGTCGCGGCCAGGATCGATGCGCTCAGGTCATAACCGGCATCCGCGAATCGCTTCTGACTGGTGCTGCTGATCACCGCATTGAGCAAGTTGTCCATGTTGGTGGCCGCAGCCGCCGCATCCTGGGTCTGCGAGAACTGCGCCTGCAGGCTGGCCCCGAGAAAACGTACCGCCTCGGGACCTTCCATGCCCAGCCGTTTGATTGTTCCCAGCAGACTGGGCATGTACCTGGCCATGTCCTTGGGGCCAAAGGCGCCGATATCACCGGCCGCCGCGACCTGACCCAGCATCGCGCCCATGTCCTGCTTCGCAACCCCGGCCTCCTTGAAGGCGCTGAACAACGTGGCGATGGTGGACGCTTCCATACCCTGTCCGTCGACCAGATCCGCGATCAGCGGCGCATAGTCGACCGACTCTTCCCAACTGATGCCCTTTTCAATCAGGCCGCTGACGGCGCTGGCCAGCAGTTTCTGGCTCATGCCTTTCTGCGTGGCGACCTCGGTGATCTTGTCGGCCATCTGCCGTTCGGCATCGGTGCCGGCGGTGTGGGCCCAGATCGCCATTTGCCGGATTTGAGCCTGGTAGTCCGCCGAGATTTTGGTCGGTACCGCCACCGCCGCGATGCCGATCGCAGCCTTGCCCAAGGTGCTTTTGAGCCCGGCCCGGCCTTCGTTGAACTGGCTGTGGCCTTTGGCAGTGAGCTCGGCACTGCGGGCGGTGCGGCCCAGTGCGTGATAGGCCCTGTCTAGCCGCCCCACTTCCACCCCCTGCTTGCGCAGGCTTTCGATGTTGGCGTTGAGTCGGGTCTGCAGCGCGGATGCGCCCGAGGCGCCGCTGTCGTGGGCTTTCTTCCATTCGTTGCGCAAGCGGATGGTGTCGCCGATGGTGCGTTGCAATACCCGGGCCTTGGCGCCGGTTGCTTCGAGTTTCTTGATCCGCCCTTCAACGTTTTTGAAAGCGCTGCCCACGGTTGCGCTGACGGCCCCGCCAATGACCAGGCCGAGCGCGAGTTTGTTCGCCATGTGTTCGCCCTACCCTGTAATTGCGCGGCTGGGCTCAATCCGTGAGCCACCAGACCATTTCCGAAAACGGCATGGCCATGATCTCGGCGGCAGAGAAGCTGGTCTCTGCCGCCAGGCGTTTGGCCAGGTATTTCAGGACTTCGGGGTTACAGTTGGTCTTCGCTGACCAGACGAAAATAGCCTTCTTGCACGCGCTGGTAGTCCAGCAGTTTCAGGCTTTCCAGGTCCTTGATCCCGACCTCGGTGAGGCTGGCAAACAGCGACATCTCCCGTTGCTCCGCATCGTTTCCGGAGATGGCCTGAGCCGCCCGCACATCGCGCACGGTCGGGGCGCGCAGGGTCAGTTTGTCGGCTTTGATGCCATTGAGCTCGGTGGGGTAACGCAGGGTCACGGTGACGCCATCGTCAGTCAGGGCCAACCAGGCTGGCGTTTTGCTGCTAGTAGAAGTGGTCATGCGAATATTCCTTAAAGGCCCAGGGCGCTGCGCTCGGCAGCCAGTTGGTCGACGCCATCGATCACGCGCACCGCGTTGACCATGTCGATTTCGTACAGCGTGCGACCGTCGACTTCCAGCTTGTAGTAGGTGACCGCCATCGCGTATTTCATCTCGGCTTTGTCGCCGGCCTTCCAGTCGCCCATGTCGACTTCTTTGAGCATGCCGCGCAGGGTCGCGATCACCGGGGTGATCTGGCCCTTGAGGCCTTTGAAGGCCCCACGAAACACCGCGTTGCAGCCGGTCTGATCCGAGAGGCCGAAGTACTTCATCGACTCGCGACGCACACCGGTGCTGGTCCAGCTGGCTTCCATTTTCTCCAGGCCCATGTCCATTTCGACCTCGCCGGCCATGCCGCCGCCGCGATGGGCTTCGGTTTTGACCGTGAGCTTGGGCAGGGTCAGCGACGGCACATCGCCGGCGAAACTGACCCCGTCCACGAACAGGTTGGTGTTGCTGAGCATTTGCGGAATCATTGAGCGGCCTCCTTAGGCGGCGGTGTCCAGCACTTCGGTCAACCACTGGTTGGTGACCTCGACGCGGAAAATCGGGTTTTCGGCAGGCGGCACGTCGGTGAAGCGGATGTTCCAGTACACCTTGCCCTGCTCCAGCTGGCTGGCCGTGTTCAGTTCGGTGTCGGCATACACCTCAAAGTTGATCACCGCGCCCTGATTTTTCAGGTCGCGCATAAAGGCCTCGAGACCGTCGGTGACGTCCTTGATGTAGGTCTTGGTGATCGAGCGGTCGACCGCCCATTTGTGCCCGGCCAGAATCGCGTCCATAACGATGTCGACGGTACGGACCCGGGTCACGAACGCCCATTTCGAATCGGCCGACAGGGTGCGGTTGCCCCACAGGCGATAGCCGCCGTCACGGATGATGGTGGTGATGTTGGCGTTGTTCAGCAGGTTGGCGCGGCAGGTTTCATCACCGTCGAGAAACTCGATCGGGCGCGAGGTGCCGGTGATGCCCACCAGCTCCTTGTTCGAGGGCGAGGCCCAGAAGCCGTACTCGGTGTCGGTCCAGGCGAACAAGCCAGCGGTGAAGGCCGAGGCCGGTGAGTCAATTGTTGCGCTGGTCACGGTGTCCCATTGCTGCACGCCCGGATCCACCATAAATACGCGCTTGCTGCCGAATTCCTTGGAGTAGGCCAGCACCGCCTCATCGGTGGTGTTGGGGCCGTCGACGATAGCTATGGCCCGCAGCTTGCCGGCGAGCGCATCCATGGCAGTGGCCACCGCCTGGGTCGCGGAATGCTTCGGCGCGATCAGCAACCGGGGCTGGGCGTTGAAGCGGCTTTTACCGTCGAGCAGCGCCTGCAGGCCCGTACGCTGACCCGAAGCCAGGACCCCGCCGATGATGGCTGAGGTTTGCAGTGCCGGGTCTTCCAGACGGGCCACGCCGCAGGCAACGATCACCGCCTTGGCCCGGACAAATACGGCTCTGGCGGCGCGGGTGATGGCCGAGTCTTCGCCGAACGCGGCAATGGCTTCGCGCTCGCTGGTCAGCAGCACCAGGTCGTTGGGTTTTGCCGATGTAGAGGGTCCGGGAGTGAAGGTATCGACCAGTCCGATGATCGAAGTCGACGGCAGCGCAATCGTGCGTGCGCCGGTGTCGACCAGGGTGACGGTTACGCCGTGGAAACGGCCGGATGTGCTCATAAAGTCATTCTCCAGAAACGACAAAGCCCCGCAGTGCGAGGCTTGTGTGGGGCAAACAATAATTTGGCTGTAGGAGCGGGTTTAGCTGAGGTTTTCGACCCAGTCGGGCGTAGTCGGACGGTATTCCTTGGCCGGAAAGTGCTTCGATTCCGGCCAGTCGCGCAAGGCCTGCACATAGTCCAGCAACTCGCCGGACTGCTTCACTGTCATCGTGGTCGGGCGGGCTGAGTCCACTTCATCGCGGTGCCTTTCCCTTAGCCATTTGACGCTCTCGATTTCAGTGTCACGCCAGGTTCTTTCAGTCGCGGTGGTATCAGGAACCAGAGCCGGTTCAGGACTGCCCCCTGCGGCGATCCATTCTTCGTACTCGACCCAGAACCGATGCCCACGCGGGACAGTCGCGCCGTCATCCATGCGAATCACCGTGTCAGGATCTCCAGTCAGTTGATAGCTCATGACAGCTCCTAAAGTTCTGCGTCCGCAGTGGCATGGATGTAATACGTCTGGGGGACAACCCCGAGGTCACCGTTATCGATGCTGACGTGACGCGTGCCGACCATCAAGGCCCGGGCATTTTCGCTGGAAAACAGATCGCTGCCCGAGCGCCATTGGCCATCCGGCCCGGCTACGCTATAAAGCTTGATACTGGGTGTGGCTCGCTTTTCGACCTTGAACGTCCAATGCCCAATCGGTTGGCTGCTCCAGCCAGCCTGTCCGATGTAGACGATAGACATCAGCGAACCGATGTGGGTTATCCGATGTTGCGGTTCTATTTCATACGAGAAGGTTTTCTCGTAATAGCGCTGACAGAGCATCAGCTCTTGCACAAACGGCCTCAGGTCAAAGTCGGTGGCAACAGACCCTGTTTCAAGTTGCACAGACGCCAGGTCGAGGTTGTATGCGCCGGCTCCCTGGCTGGCAAAACCCAGCTCAAGATAATCACGCCCAGGCATTCTTTTTTTTCCCGCGATCGAGGGGATATTTAAGGTGACCTCGTACCGTTTAAACACTGTTGTGACGGCCACTTGTTCACTCACACCAGGGCCTGCATCCGTGCCACCCACACCAAAAGATTGGCGCAGTATCACGTTGCATGTGTGGTTGATGGTTGAACGCATATAAAACGACACCGTCACGCGTTTACCCGCGCACGTCTCAACGCCTTCAATGGGCTGGCTGATTCTCATGCCGTCGCTGCTGCCCGAGCGCGAAACTCTTAATCCGAAGCGTCCCTCATTGACTCCTTCGCCCGGCTCAAACTCGATTCTTTCCCAGATAGCTGTCGAATTGGCTGGCAGGGAAACCATCCAGCGGTCCGGGCCGTATAACGCCTGGGCCGGGCCGGCCAGATTGCCGACATGACCCGCTGCCCCCCGCTGCCAGATATCGAAATTGCCATTGATCAGGCGGTTCTTGCGAAACACCTGGGATGGAAAAGTCTGATCCGGACTCTCAATCTGCGCGCACACATACCCGGTGTTGGCCACCTTCCGCGAGCGATCACCAACCGCCTGGGTAGGAGCGTTCTGCCCCGCAGCCCATTGGAAGGTCAGCGCTGTCGTGCCCAGCACGATGGGGGCGTCAGTGATCAGATGCCATTGGGTATCGGCGTTAACGGCCCCTTGCTCGACGTGCACTGTGAGGCCCGAGGTCACCTTCGCGCTGGTGTCGGCATCCGGGGTTCGCTTCCAGACATCGGCCGTCAGGTACAGGCCATTGTCGTGGGCAGCGGCCTGATTTTTCACCAGTACCCGCGAGCCGGGCGGCACCACGACACCGTCAACCGTTTGCACGCCGGACAACACCACCGGCCCGGTGGTGGCCACCAGCACCGACTGTTTCATATCCAGGGTGTTGATGGCTTCATCCACGTATTGGCGTGTCGCAAGCACCACGCTGGGATCGATCTTGAGCATGACGTTGGCCGCACTGGTGACGATGAAGTTCATCCGCACCACTTGGGTCTTGCCGCTGCCCTGGGCCAGCAAGGGTTTGAAGCTCGGCGCGCAGTTGGCTACCGCCACCAGGTCGCCGTCCTGGTCGTACAGGCCTATTTCACGAATCCACCAGCCGCCGACATTTTCCGGGATCACTTGCTCGGCGATGATCACGTTGCTGTTTTTAGGGTCGATCTTGACCTGATTCAGCGGTGCCCGGCGCTGCTCGTTAATCAGTCGGGTTTGTGTCCGGTCGGGGATCGGGTCGGTGCCGTTGGCGTCACCTACCCCCATCTGCGAGAACGTCCAGGGGATGCCCAGCGCATCGGCATTCGCTTGCTTGGCTTCCCCGATGGCGGTGAGGATCGCCATGAACTGGCTGCTTTGATCAATCATGGGTATACGTCCAGGGTTTCGGTTTGGTGTTCACGGCCTGTCGGGCCGAAGTGGCCGGTGACCTCGATGTCTAGCAGTGCCGGCGGATAGACGTCGATTTCTTCGCCTTCGTAGAGGCCGGCAAAGAGGTTAAGGCTGCCGGTGGTTTCGAGGCTGATCACCAGCTCGGTCAGCAGCCGACTGAGGGGTTTGGCGTCGTCGATCAGGGCAACCAGCTCCTGATACATTTCTTCGGTAATGCCGGTGTCCAGCACCCCGACCTTGAGTGCGAAAGTGCCGGGCACACCCAGCGGCACGGTCTGCCACCATTCGATCACTTCCAGCAGGTAGCCCAACGGTTCAACCACACGCCGTAACGCACCGATGGTGCCCTTGCGTGCATGGATCAGGAACGCCGATTCAATGGCTGCGCGCTTGGTCTGCTCGCTCCATTTGTTGTCCCAGCGATCCACCGACCACGCCCAGGCCAGCTGGTGCAGCAAGTGCGCCGGACAGGTCCGGGCGTTGTACAGGGTGGGGATTGGAATGCCCGGGGAGTGGTCAGTTGCCGCTTCGATACCCCGTTCTAACTGCGTGCTGTTGAGCGGTAGCAAAGTCATCCTGCACCGCCCTGGATCACGCTGAAGCCGGTGCAGTACGCCGCTTGGTGCGTAGCCCGGGGGATGTCGACCCAGCCCGGTAAATCGACGCGGCTGACGCCGGTGATGTGCAGCTGGGCGTCAATCGCCGAGCGCGAGACTTCTACCCCCAGCCGCCGACGCGGGTTGATCCAGCTCTGCAGGCGACGAGTCGCCTCGGCCAGAATCGCATCGTTTTCCGAGCCGGTACCGGCCATGTGCACCACGGCATCAATCCGGTATTCCAGGACCTCGGCGCTTTGCACGGTGAGCCGGTCGCCCACCGGCCGGATGTCTTCGTCGCTGAGGTGCAGCAGTACCTTGTCCAGCAGAGACTGGTCGGCCACGCCGTTGCCCTCCAGGTGCAGCACCGTGACCACCACGTGGGCCGGGCTCGGGCTTTCGGCCTGGGCATCGGCCACCAGCGCCGAGGCGTTACGCGCATGCAGGATGTAGCTGTTGCGCGGCCCGGCGGTGGTCAGCCCTTCGTACACCAACTGGATGCGCTCGCGTAAGGCGTCGTCCAGCTCCATGACCTTGGGCACCGGTGGCACGCTTTGGGCATCCGCTTCCTGAATCACCAAACGCTTGAGCCGCACGTTGGCCGCCAGATGATCGAGGTCAGTGCCCCGGGCATAGGCCAACAGCAAGGCCTTGGCCGCATCATTGATCCGGGCCCGGGTTTGCAGCCGGCGATAGGCCCCCAGCTCCAGCAACTTGACCACCGGATCACTTTCAAGCTGGGCGTTCCAGTTGTCGCCCATGTAGGCGCGAAACACGCTCAGTTCTTCCTGATACACCTCTTCAAAGTCCAGCGACTCCAGCACCTGCGGGGGTGGCAGGGCCGACAGGTCCACAGTGCTCATGCCCTTACCTCCATCTCTACGCTGTCGCCCAGGTACAGGCCCTTGAGCTCAAAGCTGATTACGCCACCGAGCACTGCCGTGACACGCACGGCGTGCAGCTTGAAACGCGGCTCCCACAGGTTCAGCGCGTGGGCGACCTCGGCCTGTACCGCGCTTTTCCAGCCTGCCGTGATCGGCATGTCGACAAACCGACGTAGCTGGCAGCCATAGGCCGGGCGCATTCGCCGACTGCCCACCGGGGTGGTGAGGATGTCGGCGATGGATTGGCGCAAATGCTCGACACCGGAAAGGGCCGCGCCGGTGTGGCGATCCATTCCGATCATCGCGGGTTACTCCGTGAGGCGTTCAAAGTCCGGGTGGGTGCTGAGGTACTGCAGCTGGGCCTCACTGGCCGCACTGGCCTGGCCCTTGGCGACCGGCAGCGGGCTGCCGTCGGGCAGGATCAGGGTGCGCGAGGTGTAGACCTTGTCGCGGAATACACCGCCCGATTGATTCTGCGGGGCATTCTTTTGCAGCGAGGGCGCATCAGGTTTGTCTTCAGTGATCTTGGCCATGTGTTTCTCCAGGCATAAAAAATCCCGCACGGAGCGGGTTGTTTGAAACGGGTCGATCAGTGCTTGTGGTTCGGGGTGTTGCCGGCGGTGTCGATGATCATGCCGAGCCCGGTGATGTCCTGGGTGACGGTCAGGGTGCCGTCGATCTTGACCGGACCGATCAAGTCGATGGCACCCGCCATTACGGTAACGGCACCGTCAGTCAGCACCGCCGTAGTCCCGCCCACCGCGATGGTGACCGTGCCGCCGGGCAAGGTGATGGTGTAGCTCCTGGCCTGCCAGTCGTAGACCAGTGAGCCGCCATCATCAAAGCGCCAGACTTCGACGTGGTCGCGGTTGTCCGGCGGCGGCCCGGCATCGCCGTACAACCCCGGGACAAAGGTGCCCATGCCGGCCTGACCGCTCGGGCCCAACAACACGCCCTGCTCCCCGATGCTCGGTGCCCGCCAATGCCGGGCCTTGCCCGCCGCGACGCTGTGCCAGCGCACCCAGGCACTGGTCCAGTCGCCGGTGGAAACACGGCAGGCGGGTGGCGAGGCCGCAAGATCCACCGCCACCACATAGCAAGGCAGCAGCATGGCCGCGATCATGCGGTCATGTTCGGCACTGGCATAGCTCATTCCATCGCCTCCGGAGGGGTGTAGTTACCTTCGTTGCCCGGGCCGGTATCAGGCGAGAAGCCCCAGACCAATGTGCCCGGTGGCTGATCGGGCCACGGCCATTCCTGCTCGCCGAGGTAGAGGGTTTGCGTCCACTCCACCAGCCACACGGTGTAGCCGTCCAGTTCGGGGCGGGTCCAGTCTTGGCTCGACCGTTGGAACTCGGCCGGCTCAACGGGCAAACCCCAGGACTGCATGCGCAACAGCACCGCCAGTTGCGTCGCCAGCTGTACCGCCTGCCGGTAATGATCGGCGCGGATCACGTCGACAATCACCCGCGCTTCGAAGGTGATGCTCAGGGTGGTTTCACCGGTACCGATATCCTGCCCGGGATTGATCTCGCCGATGTCGAGAAACACCGCTGGCAGCGGGATGTGATTACCAATGTCCGGCCAGAAACTCACCAGCTCGACACCGGGCAAGTGCTGCTGGATCTGCTGCTCGATGGCCTGGTAGAGAACGTCGAGGCTTAACGGTTGCTCAGACACGGCTCGCCCCCTTCAGGTATTTTCTCAGCTCGAAGTTCATCTCACTCTTAAGCAGACGCAACAACTCAGCGTCAACCTGGCGGCTCCAAGCCTCAAAATGCGGCCGCACCGCATCCAGTGAAATCTTGGCCTTGGCCAGCGGGTGGCGATCACTGTTTTCTGCAATCCAGCCCGAGCTAGGCCCTTTGCGTGAGGTGATCTCGCTGTCGGGATAGTCGGCCTTGTCGAAGTGTTTACTTGCCGTTCGTATCCAGATATCGGCCTGACTGCCGTAGACCTTTTTATAGAAGGCACCGCGATAGCGCCGGCCGGCCACCGTTACCCCTGCTCTGGTCTGCCGCGCGGGCCCTGCCCGACTGGCTTCCATTGGATTGATGCCGAACCAGAGTTTGCCGCGCAATGCACCGCCATCGACCGGGTAACTGCGAAGGCGCTGTCGCACGGCCCTGACCGCAATCTTTTCCTGTTTCCCTACGGCACTGGCTATGCGGGTACGCAACCAGCGCAGGGTTTTGTTGATCGCGCGACGCTGTGCATTGGCTGCTGCTTTGGGCACCAGAATGGCCAGGTCCGCGAACGCTTTTAAATCCTCGGCCCTGGGCTGGATGTGCAGCGTGCCGCTGTCCTTTTTTACTTCACTGAAACTGCCGATACTCATGGGCGTTTCCTTAAGATCAGGGAGACCAGGCCGTCGCCGCTGGGCTCCAGCTGCAGCAAGTCGTAATCACCGCCGCCATCCAGCGCCGGCAGGTCGATGGTGACCCGCAAGCCCTTGGTCAGTCCGTCCGAGTCCGCGACCCGCACCACAAAATGCGGTTCGCGAATCGAGGTGTTGAGACGGCCAATCTGCGGTTGTTTCCACGGGGCCGAGAACATCCCCAGCACCGGCTCGGCGCGTCCTTCGATGTGCCCGGTGTCGCCCAGCACGTCGAAGATCACGTCGTCGATGCTCGCCACCAGGTCGCGAATGCCCACGGTTATAGCTCCAGCAGGATCTGCGCTTTGGGCCGGGTGCAGATATGCAGCGGGTTGGACTGGGCCTCCCCGGCCATGCCTTTGTTGAACGGCATCGGCTCGATCTTGCTGTAGTACGGGATACCCTGGGTGTTGACCGTTTCCATATAGTCGGCCGGGGCAAAGGCCGAGATGTAGAGGTCGGGTACGCCTTCGGGGACCAGCAGGGCTTTGTCGTCGTGGACAAAAGGCTGGCCCGCAATACGACCCCGGTAGCGCTCCCAGGTGATGCCGCCAAACTCAAAGGTTTCGCGTGCATCCGCGCGCAACACGACCGCCTGCTGGGTGTTTTTGTAGGTGTCCACGACATCCGGATGGGTAACCAGCGCTTCCCAGAAGGTCTTGCCACAAAACGCGCGGGATCCGCTGGTTGTTGTGCTTCCCAAAGCCTCTTCCTGCAGATCCAGTGCTCTCATGCAGCGAACACGCAACTTGTCTTTGCCAGCAGCAAACTCCATTGACAGCGTCTGTTGCTCTACCCCGAAACGATCAAAAATATCCAGCAATACGGTACGGCCGTCAGCATCCAGAATTTTGCCGTTCAGCGCCCCCATGCGCTGATATTCATGGGTGACGTCCAACTGGCGGCGGGCCTTCAACAAGCGCGCATTGACCACATCCTGCACCGCCTGCAGCTCACTACGAGTGCCGAAGGCACGAATGCCCTGGATCTCGTCGGCTTTGATGGTGAAGCGTTCCGGCAGGTGCACGGTGTTGAACGGGATCAGCGTGCGCTTGCTGGCAGCAACCACCAGACCCGAAGTACCGCGCTCACCAGCCGGTACCAGCGCCAGGGTGTCGCCGTCTTTTTCGATCTGCACGGTCAGGGTGGTAATGCCCTCTTCCTGAAACAGGCCGAGGCTGCTCAGGCGCCCAGGCAGGTATTGTTGTTCGTTGATGGCAGCGGTCAGCGACGAAACCGAAAATGCTTCGTCGTCAAAGATGGCGATGTCGGCCATTGGGGACTCTCCAGAATGTAAAAACCCCGCTCGATGGCGGGGTGCATTAAAGGGGCGATCGGCTTAGCGCACGATCACGAAATGTTCAGCCAGCGACTTCTCGCCCTCCGGATCAAGGCCGCTCAGGTGCACTTCACTGACCTCGGCCAGCCGCACCACCGCGCGACCACGACGAACGATGTCGGACTCCCCCAACGGGCCATACAAAATGGCCACTGCCTTCTCGCTGCCGTCTTCGGCAGTGGGCTCATAGGCGGCGAACTCACCCGAAGCCGTCACCTGCCCGAGGACCTGGCCCGCATTCAACGCGGGGCCTGCAGCGACGTTGATCGCTTCGCGGGAGATATTGCCGGCGCCTTCGGACAGCAAGAATTCGCCCGCGTGCATCGGTTCTTTTTTAATGGTCATGCTTTTACCCCTGTCTGGGCGGCGCGACGGGCCGCGTAGATCGCATTGGTGTCAGGCTGCTTAGCCTGGGTTTTCGGCGCTGGGTCATCGCTGATCGGCAGGCTGTTATCGATTTCAAAACCGCCGCCGCTGACCAGCTTGTCGAACAGCCGGCCGCGTACCGCCTCAGCCGTCAGCCCGGCGGCGACAAACTCTTGAGTGAACTCCGGCAAGCGCGCTGCCACGCACAGGTCGCGCACGGCCTTGGCGTTGCTGATTGCGGCGTTAACCGTGGCCTCGTCGGCCAGTTTGGTGGTGTTGATCAATGCCTCGATCAGGTTGCTGATCCCGGCCGTGTTGCAGCTTTGAGTGATCAGCAAGGCCAGCTTGGCCGAGTCCACAACGGGCGGTTTTTCGGGTTCAGGCTCGATAGGCGTTGGTTCGGGCGGTTCTTCCAGCTGGGCCAGCAAGGCTTGCGGTGCGTGCTGATAACGCTGCAGCGCGCCACCCTGTCCCAGACAGGCTTTGACGCTGACGCCCTCGCCCACCGAATCAGCCAGACCCAAGGCCACCGCTTCGCTCGCCGTGAGCCAAGTCTCGGCATTGACCATGCGCCGCAGCTCGACCTCATCAATGTTCGGCGCCTTGGCCTTGTAGGCCGCGATGATGGCTTCCATCGCCTGATCCAGCGCCGTAGCCACCTTGCGCAAGTCTTCGGCGTCACCGGCGGCGTAGGTCCACGGGTTGTGAATCATCAGCATGGCGTTGGACGCGATCACCACCTTGTGCGCGCCGCACACCGCGACACTGGCCGCACTGGCTGCCAGCGCATCGACCCGACCGGTGCAACGCTCGCCCAGGCGCGACAGCGCGTTGTGAATGGCCAGACCGTCAAACAGGTCGCCGCCGATGCTGTTGAAGGCGACAACGATCGGCGAAACGCCGTCATCCATGGCCGCGAGGTCGCGCACAAACTGATTGGCGGTGATGCCCCAGGTACCGATCTCGCCGTAGACATAGACCTCGATGCTGCGGGCCTCGGCCTCGCCGCTGGCCTTGAGGCTGTACCAGTGCTTGTTTTGCGGCGCCGGTGGGTCACCAGCCTTGTTGAAAATGCGTAGCCTGTTCATGGTTTCTCCTTGTCGGCAGGCTCTTCTGGCAAGTCGACGAGCGTTTTGTAGTTGAGGCCCAGGTCACGGGCGCGGGCCTGATCGGCAGCGTTTTCAGCGTCAACGGTTTCGGCGTCATAGCCCGAGCGCAGGACCATTTCGCTGCGGGAGTTGAAGCCCGCGTTGACCTCCATCATTCGCGCCTGAATGTCCTGCACCGGCTGGATATAGGCCCAGCCCTGCGGTACCCAACGCGTGCGCAGGTATTCGCGGCGCCGTTGCGCGTAGTCGTCCAGCTTGAGGCGACCCGCCAGCACCGCCATGTCCATCCAGGCCGCACGCACCGGGCGGCACAACTGGTGCACGTACACCCCGAATTGCAGTTGCTCCAGGCGACGGCGGAATTCGTTGAGTACGACCCGCAACGCCCGGTCGTTGACCTCGCGCATGTCGCCGGTGAGGATCTCGTATGGGGTGCCGGTACCGGCTGCAGCGGCCATCAATTGTTGGCGCATAAAGTCCGGGTAGTTGTTGCCGGCGTCCGGCGGCTTGGAAAACTCCACCTCTTCGCCGGGCCCCAGTTCCTGCATGGTGCCGGGCTCCAGCGCGACCATCGGCGTGAAGCCATCGCGATCTTCGGACAACAACGCTCCGGTCATCGGGTCGCGGGGCTGCTGTGAGGTTTCAGGTGGTGGTCGGCTGATAAACCCGGCAAACAGGTTGGCCACCTCCTGACGAAACAGCACCGCATCGTCGTAGTTGTCCAGGCTGCGCAAGCGCTTAAGCACCGGCGCCAGACGCGGCACCCCGCGCAACTGGCCGGGCTCGACCGGTTCAAAGATGTGCAGCACCTGCTCGGCCGGCACCCGCACCAGCTGGTTGTAACCGGCGTTGAGGGATGAGGCATCACGGGGGTGAACGCGGTACATCCAATACGCCACCCGCTGGTGAGCCGGGTTGAATTCGATCCCGGCGCGGATGCTGTTGCCGTTTTTGGCTGGCTCAAACTTGTCGTGGGGCACAAACTCGGGGGCCAGTACCTGGAGCTGCAGCGGTACCGCCAGATCCTCAGTCTGTGCGCGAGGTCGAAGTCGAACGAAACACTCACCTGACGTTTCGACAGTGCGGGCAATCAACGCCTGCTGGCCGTAGAAGTCGGTCAGGCCATCGGCGTCCGACTCATCGACCCAGTCCTCCCACAACTCCTGCTGCAGTTTGCGCATGGCGTCGTCCTCGATCTTGGGTCGAGGGGTGATGCCGGTACCGATCAGGTTGCTGACGCGTTTGTCGATGACGTTGAACGCGTACGGATCGTTGCGCACCGCCGCCCGCGAACGGGCCCGCAGGTTGCGCAAGGCCGGGGTGTTTATGCTGTTGATGCCGGAATCGGGCGCGTCCCAACTGGCCGAGCGCCTGCCCTCACCGGCCCCTTCGTAACTGGCTTTGATCCGCTCCGGCAGCAAGAAGCCGTTGCGGGTCAGGGTTGGGTATTGTCGCGGCATCAGAGTCCCTTGCCTCCGTGGTAGAGCCTCACCACTTTTGAACGTGGCCCGGCAGACGCGACCAGCGAAGTGCGGATCTGGTCGCGGGCCTTGAGCAACTCATCCACCGTGCGGTACTCAACGGTGCGATCGGCGTAGCGCACGGTTTTCTCGCCGCGTGCGATGGCCGCCTCAACCGCGTCGAGGTGCTTTTGGGTAAAGGACATAATCAGCGTCTCTTGAGGTAGCCGCTGGTGGAACTGCGGCGTTGAGGAGGTCTTGCGACCGGTTGCGATGTTGCAGCCGGAATTACTTCGGGTGGAGGCGTTTCAACAGGTTGTGACCCGGGTGTGGCGGCAGGGAGTGCAAGCCGCTCGGCCTGGACCGGTTTTTCATCGAACAACCCGGCCTGCGCCAGAGCTTGTCGAATGCGCTCCCAGTCGTGTTCCTTGTAGCGGTTCAGGCCCAGGTAATGCGCCATTGCCAGGTTGTACACCATCAGGTCGAGCGCTTCGTTGCGCTCGGCCTTTCCTTTGACCCACTCGATGCGCTTGTAGCCTTTGACGTAGCGCGCCACCTTGCGCTCGGCCACGCACTGGTCGAAGAAGTCATCCGGCAAGTCGTTGGCAAAGTGCAGTGACCCAGGGCCGTCTTCAAACGGATAGCGGTTGTAGATCCAGTCCTTCGCGGTGTCGGTACCGACAAACCACAGCTCGGCGCCGTTGCGTTCGGTCTGGCCTTTCCAGGTCACGTCGACCATCGAAGGTCGTTGCGCGATCACCGGCCTGCCCGGTTTGCTCGCGCCCTTGATGGCGAAGATGTTGCGCCACCGGCGAAGGCGGCAGAACTGGTAAACCTCGTCAGTGTGGTGACCGCCTGAGTCGATGGCTGTGGCCAGAATCCCCAGACCGACACCGCATGGGTGCGGGTAGCGCACCTTGAGCTTGTCATCGAGCACTGCCCAGGTGCGCTCATCCGCCGGATCTCCCCAAATCACCTGGTAGTCGATGATCCAGCGTTCCATGCCAACACCCCAACCCATCACCATCAGCTCCAGGCGGTTGGCTTGCACGTCCACCGACGCGGTGAGCATCAGCACCCGATAAGCCATTGAGCCGAGGCCGTAGGTTTCACGGCGGGCGCGTTCTTTCAGGACTTCGGCTTTGGTCTGCTCTTGAGCGCTGTCCCAGACCTTGGCCAGACGGGTGTTGTAGAACACCTGCATGGGCTCAAGATCACCGCGATTCTGCGCCTTCTTGGCTTTTTCAAACTGCTTGGCCAGTGAGCGCCAGTCGGTCCAGCCGAGTGGCGCATACAGTGCGTTGAGGTGGAAACCGATGGTTTCACCGTCACCTGGCGCGTGCGATCGCCATTCGCCCTGGGCCAGCATCTGGCCCTTGTGGTGCTCATCGATCAGTACGTCGCAATCCGGCCCGGCGCACTGGTAGTGCACCACGTTGTAATCGGCCGAGTAGTGCAGGTTTTCCCATTCCAGAATCTGCATATGGCCGCAGTGCGGGCATGGCACGTAGTAGTAACGCTGGTCGCTGGCCTCAAACAGGTCGGCGATGCGAGAAGCGCCCTTGATCGTGGGGGAGCTGGAGAAGTAGAACTTGGCGTTGCGCCCGAAGGTACTGCCCCGGGTTTCGGCCAGCTCGATCGGGTCGCCCTCTTCTCCTACGTCGACATCCCAGCGGTCGATCTCATCGCCGTATATGTAGCGTGCCGACAGCTCGGCCAGGTTAGCCGCCGAGCCTGCGGTGGTGATGTAGAGCGAGCCACCTTCAAATTCCTTGGTGTCCATCGTGTTGCGTGGGCCACGGGAGCGGTTGGCCGCGACACGCTCACGCAGCACCGGCGTGGCCTTGATGGTCTTGCCGATCCGTGAGGACACCCGCTTGGCCAGGCTAAGGCTGGGCAGCAGTGTCAGGATGTTGGACGGCACCATGTGAATCAGGCCGCCGATCCAGTTCAACGCGATCTGGGTTTTCATCAGCTGCGAGGCCACCATGGTGACCACGCGTTTGCAGGGGTGAGCCGGCGATAAACAGCGCATGGGCTCGCGGGCATAAGGTGTACGCGATGTGCGGTATTGGCCAGGCTCAGCGGCGCCTGCGTCACGCGGGATGCGCATGTACTCGTCAGCCCACTGGTCGACCCACAGCGATGGGTCAGGCCGTAGCCCACGGAAATACGCCTCGCGGTACACCTCTGCACCGTTCGGGATTTCCGTGTGCATGAGTTAACTCTTGTTGTTGAGGGCGTGAACCAGGTCAGCCGAAGACATGCGCTCAGCGTCCTCCAGCGAGGCGCGGATGGCAGCCGTCAAACGGCGTTCGATTTCCCAAGGATCGGTCATGGCCGCCAGTTCGGGTGCCAGTTGCGGCGGCATGCCCAGCAACTGATCGCGCAACAGGCGACCTGCGCTGAATGCGCCGGTTTTGACAGCCTCCAGCTCGACCTGCGAACCCTGGACCTTGTGGAATTCAGCCTCGGCCAACTGCGCCAGGTAGTACTCGCGGTGGGCACGGGCTTTTTGGAAGTCAGGTTGTTTGCCAGCCGGGCCGATGGCGGGCTGCGGCGCAGCCAGGTTTGGCGTGGATTCGACCATCGGTGACAGCTGACTGGTTACGTCGCGCAGCACCCGGGCCTCTTGATGCCGAGCCGAGACGGCGGCCTTAGCCGGGTCAGCTGTTTCGCGGATCAGCGCGATGGTCTCTTCAACGTTGACCTGTCTTTCATCCGCCGACAGGACCAGTCGATTGTTCTTTCGAAGCCAGGTGATGTAACTCGGCGCCTTGCCGATGTAGGCCGCAAAGGCGCTCTTCGACAGAAAGATGGGGTCTGTCACAAGCCCTCCTTTTCAACGGCTTTTCAATGCAAGCCTTTCAATTTCAATGGATTGAATTTCAATAAGCTACAAACCCTGCGGCTAACGAAATCCCGCGGGTTTCCTGCCCCGTACCCGTGGAAAATGCCCAGGGTCCCCTGCAGGATTCAGGAAGAAACTCAAAAAAAATGGTAAATACGCCTGTAGCCCTTGAGCTATTCACTGTGAATAAGGAGTTTGTTTATGCCATCAAAAAAAATCATCGACAGTCACTCAACTGATCTCGGTACGCTGCTAGACCAATTGGAAGGACTGCCCAGAGACACCCAAGTTTACTTCGGGGGATTAGACTTCTACCGAGTGAAGCGCCAAGGACCTAACCAAGTCCAGATTGAATTTAACCAATCGGTTCATCGCACAAACGAAGATGTCTTGGTGGTTGTAGACCCTGAATAATAGCTGCCGCATATACAGCAGCTATTGACGTGGCAACGGGCGGATAACTCTCTTGCATCTGCCCGTTATCTACACGCTTGAAACTGACGCAGTCGTCATACACAACGACCTGCCAAGATGATATGACCTGCTTATCACGCGTATCCATAGCCTACTCCCGGATCAAAAGTTTACGTTCAGTCAGGGCTATTGCCTTGAGGCGGAACCTCGCTAATGCCCAACCGCTTTGCCGCCCAGCGCTCGTAAAGGCCGATGGCGACGTCCGCCCCGGCCATTGCCGTGAGGCAGCCCACAGCCGATGCAGCCCAAATCGAAACACCGTTGGCATGCAGCAACATCATCGTGGACAAGCCACATCCGACGCAGGCACCTGACCGCAAGGCCAGGCGGCGCACCAGCGACCAGCCACGGGCGCCATCCTTATCCGCTCGCCACATCTCGCCCGATACGCCGCCGACCAAGGACAGTGCAATCACCAGCCAGATCGGCATGTCCGCTAACGCTTGTTGCTCTGTTGTCATCAGTACCCCCCAGATTTAAACAATGTTGATGGTCTTGGCTTGTCGCAGTTCGTTCAGGATCGTAGGCTCAAGACCACACTGAACTCCGACTGAGGCTTTCGATGGAAAAGATCCCGCTTGTCACATCTATTGTTTCTATAATTTTTGCTTACTACTCAATCAGCCCAAAGCGCCTCATAGACCTAAAGATTTTTGCAATCTGGTGCTGTTTACTCGTACTCATCAGCGCTCATAGCCTTAGCCTGTATCAACTACTTACCAGCGCAGAACCTATTTCTCTGACCCGGATCCTGACACTCAACTTTGCAGCTATAGGGATGTTGGTGTTGCTGGGAGCCGGCGTGTTCTTGAAAATCCACTTGCGCCCAGAGCTGGAAAGACAAAGCTCTGGACAATAAAAAACCCAGCTCAATGGCTGGGTTTGCTCTGGTGGGTGCCTACCGCTCTCTGCGGTCGCACCTATCGAAGATGACTACTTTTTACAGGTGGAATTTACTGGCAGCAAGTAGGTTTTAATGCCACCGCCCAATAAGTGGGTTAGGCAGCTGAACACCCGGCGAATGTCGGCGAATACATCACCCCGGCTAGGGCTTTTGGGGGCTGTCTGCCCTGCCCCATTGCTCAGGATCGAGGTGGGACAAAGGAGAGCGCCTAAATCAAAGGCTGTGCCCCACTGTCCTACTTCTTTTACTTTTTCCTCGTACAAAGAGAGATTTATAAAAACACGCGTGCGCGTGAAACGCGCGTATTGCTGCCCGCTATGCTCACATGTGCGAGGGGCGCTTATAGGCGGGACGATGGGACAGCCCAGTAACGGCGCGGGCTGCGCTTGACCCACTGCTGTTGAAAGCAGCGGGACAAGGTGGGCCATAGATAATGGGTGAGCAAAGTGAGAGGCATCGATCACGCAGCTTTTTTCCCGAGCAGCAGTTCAGCAATACACTCATGAGCTTCGTGCAGCCGCTCGTAGTAGGTTTTCCTGCAGCACCCGCAGTGGGCGATCTTCTGCGAAAGCAAGCTGTCGTGGTTGCAGTAGTGCTCGCGCACCACCACCGCAAGCTGCGGGGGCAGGTGTTTATTGACGATCAACTCAATGTCGGCCGACTCATCGAGCAGTACCCGACTACCCCGCGTGCCGCGAATCAGCTCGCCCTTGGTCTCCATCAACATGGCAATCATGTTGCCGCTGCCAGTGCCTTCGGGCGCTGCGCTATGCAGGTCCTCAGCCCAGAGCTTGAGCATGGCGTCGATATGTTTAATCAAAGCAAGGCTCCTCGGTCTTCTGCACCTGCAGGGCTGACTGGCCGCCCCAGTTACCAGGCTTCTTGTAAGCCCAGGGACGCTGCCCGCTTTTGGCCAGGGCTGGCAGACGCACCCGACGCCAACCAAGCCGGTGCATGATCGCGCCGACACGCATCTGCTCGGGCTTGCCCCAGTGGCCGAAGTCGAGTTTGAGTGCGCTGGCCAACACTTCGCTGCCGCTGGTGGTTTCGCCGATCTGCGACTCTTCCAGCCAGTTCAGGATCGGGCCTTCCCATTCATCCACCACAAAGCGCTCGTCCTGGGCTTCGGAGAACATCGCGGTTTCGTCGCGGTTGACCCACCAGATCTCACCTGCCTCATAACAGAACATTGCCTCGGCCCAGAGCTGGTCACGGATCTCGCGCAGTTGCTCGAGGTCGACCTTGGTGCAGGCCACTGGCCAATAACGGCGGTTGCCCGTGGCGTCCTTGAGGTATTCGTCCTGGTTGGTGGTACCCACGAAAACACACTGGCGTGGCACGTCATTTGTTCTGCGGCCGTAGCTCTCGCGGTAGGTGTCGGTGGACGCCGAGAAGAACTGCTTGGCCTTGGTGCTCTCAGCCTTGTTGAAGCTGTCCAGCTCGCCCAGTTCGATGATCCATTTGCCACGGATCGCCTGAAAGCCGTCCTTGTCGCCCAGGGCAAACGGCGTATCCATAAACCAGTCGCCGCCAAGGATCCTCATGGCTGTGGACTTACCTTCGCCCTGCCCGCCCTCGAGGATCATTACCGAGTCAGCCTTGCACCCCGGGCGCATTACCCGCGCCACTGCTGAGATCATCCAGCGCTTGCCGACCTTGGCGCTGTAACCGCTTTGGGTCACGCCCATCACCGTGTTGAGCCAGGTATCGAGGCGCGGCACCCGATCCCATTCAAGCTTGTTCAGGTAGTTACGCACCGGGTGAAAGGAGTTGTCATGGGCCACAACGCTGACCGCCTCGATCACGCTTGAGGCTTTGACCCGCAGGTTGTATTGCTGGGCCAGCCACTTCATCACCCGAATATCGTCGATATCACCCCAATCCCCGGTACCGCCGCCATAAGGAGGCGTGCGTAATTTGACGATTTTGGAGCTGAAGGCGCTGAAGCTGATAACACCGGCCCAGCGCTCGTCGTTGCCCAGGATCAATTCGACGTTTTGCATATGGGCGATCAATGAGCCGTTTTCAGTTCGTGCCAGCTGGTCTTTCCATCCACCTGCAGCAGGCGGCCTGACCACCGACAACACCTGGCGGCGGACTGCATCCAACCCTTCGGCACAATGCAAGTCATTGAAGTCGGTCCACTTGATCTCGCGCTCGCCCGAAAACACCGGACCAACCACCTGACCGCCAACGATCAAGGCCGCGTTGCTGCCCTTCTCTTCGCCCGGGTTCCAAGGCTCGCCGTTGGCGCGTTTGGTCTTCCAGTCATCGTCGCGGCAGACGATCAGGGCGCGGCCCGGGAAACGCTCGCGCATGGCCTTGGCCACCACGCTCAAATTACCCGCGTCAAACGCGATGGCCACCGTCAACGAGGTGGCCATATGCAGGCTTGCGCCAGTGGCGTAGCCCTCACAGACCAGTACTGGCTCGCCCGGCTCAGGGTGAGGGCCAATCAGGTGGAAGGCGCCTTCCTTGGACATGCCATAAGGCCAATAGGACTTGTCGCGGCCAGTGTCCTGCTGCTTGTCGGGGTAGATGACCTGCAGCCCGACGATCTGATCCCGAACATTACTCATCGGTACCAACATAGCACCAGAGCGCGGCGCGTAGCGGACACCCATACCGACGATCTGTTTACGATCCAGATAAGCGCTACGACCCTTCTCCGGCATACGCTTAAACAGGCCAGATGCACGATTGGCAGCACGGCGGGCGGCGTTCGCGGCAATCTCGGCGGCGCGGCGTTTGCCTTCCTCCTGACGAGCGCGCATCACGTCGCGTTCTTCCTGGCTCATGCGGCCGGCCTTGACCTTGATCTTGTTGCTGTCGCCCGAACGCCAGTCACCGAAGCTGCCGAAAATCAGCGTCTCGTTTTTCTCGGTGCGGTGTTCATGGATGACATACCAGCCGTTTTTCTCTTTGCCCTTATCCTGCGTGGTCTTGCAGCGGGTCAACTTGCCGAACGTGAGTGGTTGCGCAGGCTCAAGGCCGTGGTCAGCAAATTGACCAAGTACGTCATCGAGCATAACGGGTACCTATCTGTTCATTAAGTTGCTCGCACTCGGTGCAACGGGTGCAATTAGTCACGGCAAGACGACGGGGCAAAGGAATGGTCGAGTCGCAATCCACGCAGAACTCGTAAGACTCGAACACCGGTTTCGCTTTGCGCGCGGCTAGTGCCCTGTCGATGCGCTCCTGCACCAGGTCGTTAGCAAAATCTGCGATATCAGCCACGGTCGGTACCCCGCGTGGTCGAGTTGACGTAACAGGCACGGTTGTACAACGACAGCAGCCCCTGAATGCCGCGAAACACTTGCAGGCGAATGGCTGCCAGCTCGCTGTCACTGATCGCACCGTCTCCGATGCTTTTTGCCCAGGTATCAGCCAGGTCGGCAACCTGTCGAAAATACGCGGCAAGACCGGTGGTCAGCGTCTCCGGCATGTCGTCGGTGTAAGCCTCAGCCAGTTCCTGCCAGATCGTGTCGCCCACCAGCGCGTGCACCGCATCAAGGATGCGGCGGTCTTTGGTCAGTTCCAGGATCTCGGCAAACTCTTGAATATTTACTGCGTGGTTTGGATGTGTCGGGGAGAGTTTGTGCTGCAGCGTGGTGGGATTGCGGCCTGTGGTGGCAGCGATGGCAGCAGCACCGCCCGGGTAGTCTCGGGCAGCGTGGTAGAGCGCCAAATCGAGCGGCAGAATTTCGCGGCGCGCTCGCTGGGTGCAACTAAGAGCAATACGGCTCATGGCATTAATCCTTAATGTTGCCAGTGCCGCGCGGCGTGTTGTGGTGGTACATTTGCCGCGTGGCTTGTAAGGGCCCAAAAAGCCGGTCTAGATTCTCAAGATCGAAACCGGCACCGTGCCGAGGTAAGCGATCCGTCGCTTACCTCTGGCGCAACAGCTGCCAGATCTGTGGTGGAGAAGGCAGCAACCCAAGGCTTCCGAGCCTTGGAAAGCGCGGTTAAGGGAGGCGGAATTGCATGTGGTGTGCCCGCCTACCTTGACCGCGACCCGGCGACACTGTGGTGGTGTGTGCCGGGAGGAACTGGGCGGCCCTTGGGTCGCCTTTTTTCTTTCTCGATTTCTTAAGCAGCTTTAACCGGAGTGTCCATGCCAGGTGGAAAAACATCGTCTAACGTGCACTTCACACCCAACTGGTTAAAAGCAACGACTATCGCGCGGCACTCAGCCAGTCCAGCAGTGCGCCTGCCTGCTTCATAGTTACTAACTCTCGCTTGAGTCCATCCGAGAGCAGCTACCAGCTGCCTCTGCTTAATACCCGACTTTTCTCTTTGCTGTGCGATGCAATTCATCATCTCTTCCTTCAGTGTCACGCCGCCACATTAAACACATAACGTGTGATTTTCAACACGCAAAGTGAGAAAAAAACATTTCGATACGTGGTAAAAAAATCACATGAACACATTAGGCTTACGTATCAAACAACTAAGAAAGGCAAAGGGCATGAGCCAACAAGCTCTAGCCCTTGCTTGTGGGTGGGAATCCCAATCTCGCATTGGTAACTACGAGAAAGGGACTCGTCAGCCAAACTTAGAAGACATGGAAAAAATCGCTTCCGTCCTCGGAATTACCCTTCCTGACTTGGTAGCTGGTAGAGACCGCTCCGAATTAGAAAGCTTGCCGGATATAGTCCAAGGTCGCGTCCGCTCTGAAGATGGCCTCGTAAAGAGTTGGGGCCGCTCAGGTGACAAAGATCAACCAGTAAGCAGCTGCGTAGGCTGGGCAAAGAAAGGGATAGTTCCAGTGGTAGGGAATGCACAATTAGGTAATGAGGGCTATTTCGAGACATCAGACTTACCTCCAGGGCACAGTGAGGGGTATTTAGAAATTCATAGCGATGACCCCGATGCTTTTGGTCTGAGAGTTTTGGGCGATAGCCTGCTTCCCCGGATCAAAAACGGAGAATTCGTGCTCATTGAACCCAACAAAAGCTTCATAAGCGGAGATGAAGTCATGGTTCGTACCAAATCTGGGCGCACCATGATCAAAGAATTTATCTACCTACGTGACGGGATGTATCGGCTTGATAGCGTAAATGCTGAGCATGTCACCATTCACATTGCACAAAGCGACGTAGAAGAGATTCACCTTGTCGGTGGCATCCTCAAATCATCACGGTTCTTACATTCAGCGTCCGACTTTTAATAACATTTATCTGCGCGCGAAATTTAAATTGACACAGATAAGCACGATACGTGATATTTGCCTCGTTCTCCACCACAGAGCGAGGCAACACCATGCACACCACAGCAACCCTGCACGTCCACCCAGCGTGCGCCAGTAACCGTCGTCTGATCGAGCAGCTGCAATCTACCACCGGCTGCCTGGTCATCCTCCACAACAATAAGCCCCGGCTGGTTCCGCACAGCAACCGCCCGGCCCCGTTCGATCCGAACAATGGGGGGCATGCAGCATGAACCGGTTTTCTTTGGCTGATAAAACCCATCGTCTATTGGCTGCACAGGTCAATTTGAACGGCACGTTTCACCACTCGTGCAACTTCAAAAACACCAATCTGCCGTTGATCTTCGTGCTGCAGGTTGAGCGCGGTTCCTCCGGCACGCTCTTCACCATTGTTACCGGCGACGAGAAACACAGCCTGACGGTGAACAGTGCCGACAAAGACAAGCACCTGGTGCTCGCTGACTTTATTGAGTCCATCGCCAATGGCCGCGTGGATACTGCCGAGCCAGCAACACCGCGCGCGCGTGCTGAATCTGTCGACCGCGGCCAACTACTGGATACCAATCAACAAGAGCAGCTGCACCAGCTGGTACGCCAAGGCGGCTCGTTGAAGCTCGATATCGGTCTGGATGAGGCCGTTAGCCTGGCAGTGCATTGCACGCAGAGTCGTAAAGGCATCACGGCGATTCTGGTCGCCGGCGACAGTTGCCAGTGCACTCAGTGCTTTACGGCCTATGGCGACGACCAGCACAGTTTTAACCGGCTGCTGCAGTCGCTCGATCACTTGGTCACGTCGGCAGCTCCTGCCGCGCTTGCAGCTTAGGGGGGGTTATGGAACGCACCCTCGCCAAAGCCGCCGTCTGCCTGGGCACTACCCGGCCAAAATTGATCAAGTTAATGCGCGAAAAAGGAGTGCTCAACGAGCGCAACTTACCCGCCTTCCCGGTTCGGGATCGGGAGTATCTGCGGATCAAGGACAGCAACTGGTTCCACGCCGAACTCGGCATGCAGTACAGCCAATCAACCCGTGTACGTCAGCCCGGTATCGCTTGGCTGGCCAAACAGTTGGGCCTGGCCCTTCCAGCAATTCCGGTTAATCACCGTGACGTGGCCTAGGGAATACGCTCGGCAGATCGTGGCCATGCCGACACGCAAGGAGCGCAACGCGGCGCTCCTGGAAGTGCCGGAACATTTGCGTGAACTGACCAAGCGCCACTGCCTTAATGCCTGGAACCACCCGGCCCGCCGCCCAACCAAAACGAGCAAGCCAGAACATGACTAAAGCCAACCAAAACCCGCTGCGGTTACTGCCTGCACCGGACGCGGCCACCGTGGAGCTGCTGTATCGCAATTTTGGTGATGTGCTGATCCCGCTCGACAAGCTGCGCGAACAGTACTTTCGCTACCTGAATGAGCAGTCGTTCATAGCGGAAATCATCAGCGGCCGTATTCAACTACCCATCACCACGCTCGATAGCAGCCGCAAGGCAACAAAGTTTGCCCACATAAAACACGTTGCCGCACTGATCGACATCCGCGCGTACAAGGCCGACGAAGAATTCGGCAGATCTCAAGGCAATACTCCAAACCAAGACGAATAAACCAGCGCTGCCACCACCAGCGATACACCAGGAGCACACCACATGACCTCTGTTCAGATCAGCGCGCTGATCATTCTGATCCTCAGTACAGTCCTGCTCTATTGGATCGGCTACCGCAACGGTCTGGCCGATGGCCGTAGCACCGACTCAACTCCCGGCCCCCGGAGAAAAGCGGCATGACCCACTCACTGACCAACCGCTTGACCCTGCCCGCTTTACTCCGCAACACCAGTGGGATCGACACGCCTGTAACAAACAGTCTCTGCTGCGCAGCAGCAGGCATTACTAAAGCTTTTCGTGCCACTGCGGGGGAGCTTATACCCCACATAAAGCTGCGCGAGGCAGCCCATTTTGATGCCCCGCTAAACGCTAAAAATCGCCCGCCCGCGCAGCCTGCCTTAGGGTATATCCGCTTCCTGCTAGCACTAAACCAGCATGAGTCGATGGCCAGACTTATGCTGATACCCGGTGTAGGGAGAAAAACGGCAGGTCTTATCCATGCTGCCTGTTTCCAATGGGTAGATCTCGAACATCCTCGCTGTGATTTACATTCTGATCCACTGCCGGTATGCCATATCGCACCAAGGGATATTGAGTATTTGCAAGGAGGATCGGATCGGCATGCCGTCGTTCGTGCTGGCGAGGTATCTAAATACAAGCTGCCGCTCTATGCCCGAACCGATACAGACGAAATTGGGTATTGGAGATCAGTCGCACATTCATATGAGCACAGCATCCTCGACTTGCAGAAGGAGCGAGAGACTACCCTCGCGCATCAAGCCGAACTGAGTTCACTGCTCTTTGAATGGCAGCACAGTTACAGCACCGGTACCACAGTCCATCAAGGACTACACGACAGAACTGACCTAGCTCTGTCCACAAAGGCTCAGAACTCGGAGCCGAGAAATGACTAGTCGGAGAGTGTACCAACGGCAAAAAAAACTGAGCGAAGGTGTCTATCTGATGAAAACCCCCGAATTTCAGCTCATCGACGGAATCACTCCAGATATAGGTGCTTACATCGAGGTTTCAATTCCACATGCCTGGTTGACTGATGAGGCTTTCAAAAGTCCTGGAGATTTCGAAGCAGATTTTTTTATTGATGTTCACGACCTAATCCAAAAACGCATTGATGAAGGAGAATGTGAATTCAGCCGCCCCTGCACCTCTGAAGTAAAAAGCACTATCGCTATGCTCAGAAAATATGCAGATCTGCTTGAGAATAGCTTTGTTTTGGCATCCGATACTGTCGCGAAAAGCATCGACGGCGAGAGAGCACAAGTTAACGGGGGGTGGACTGATGAAGAATAGTTACCGCCAAGACCAAACTCTCGCCGGACAAACAAGCAAACGTCCGAATACAAAAAGCCACAGAGCCACTGTTGGGATGGATTTGTCGATGCGCAAAGAGCTGATCAAAATTAGCGAATACCAACGCCGCCGCTGGGGTGAGAACGGGACACCGCTCTGCTCGCAAGCCATCCGCAACTACATCCGCAACGGAAAGCTGCCGGGCGAGCAGATAGGCTCGCTCTGGTATGTGGACTGGAACGCACTGAACATAGCTGACGGCAACGATCTGGTCGCAATGGTGCTGAGAGGAGTTGCCTGATGGTTCCACGGCCGCGCAATAGTGCGAACAAGCATCTGCCGCAGAACCTGTACTTTGATTCACGGCGCTCGACCTACCGCTACCGTCGCCCCAGCGACGGTAAGTGGTTTCAATTCGGTACCGATCGGATCAGGGCAATCGATGCTGCAAAACAGCTGAACCTAGCCTTTATGCAAGGCGCGGATCTGGTCCGCTCTGTCATGGGCAATCCATCGGGCTCCTTTGCAGGCTTTCTGGATAAATACGAAGCCGAGATCCTACCTCCTCGCGAGCTGGCCAAAGGTACGCTTGGACTGTACGCCGTTCACTTCAGACGCTTCCGAAAGCAGTTTGAAGGCAAAGCAGTCGATCAGATCACCATACGTATGGTTGCAGAGTTGCTGGACACACTGACCCCCAGGAGCGCCAATCAAAGTCGCGCTCTGCTGGTGGACATTTTCAATCATGCCGCGTCCAAAGGCTTATGCCCGGACAACCCGGCATCGAGCACCATCAACCGTATCGAGAAGAAACAACGCAAACGCCACACTGTGGAAGGTTTGAAGGCGATCAGGGAGGTGGCACCACCCTGGCTGCGCAACGCCATAGACTTGGCGCTGATCACTGCTCAACGTCGCTCCGATATTCTGGACATGCGCTTTGACGGTGTTCGGGATGGCTTCCTGTACCTGGTACAAAAGAAAACTGCCAAGGCCAGTGATACTGCGTGGATTCGTTTCAAGGTGACTGACGAGCTGCAGACCGTCATAACCCGCTGCCAGGACAACGTCGCCTCCCCTTTCCTGATTCATCGCAAGCCGCAACGACTGCTACAAAAGCAGGCACAGACCAAAGAGCACTGGACCAAAGTTGAGGATCGCTTTCTAACGCGGTCATTTAAAGAGGCCCGAGAACTTGCAGGCTGTTATGCGGATTGGAAAGAAGAGGAAATGCCGGGCTTTCACGAAGTGCGCGCGCTATCGCTGCACCTGTACAAAAGAGCCGGTAAAGATGGCCAATCCATTGCGGGCCATGCCAGCGAGACCATGACCAAGAACTACCAGAAAGACCACGCCGATGTGATCTGGTCGGATGCGATTCCGGACCTGAATATCAGTGAAATCACCGGATAG